GTCCGAGTGAAAGCATTGCTCGCCACCTGCTTGTGTTCAGCACCGACGCATCTTGCGCGGTTGCTGTTCACTTACGGGAAACTACCGATAGTGCACCGCGCCATCTTGGCCGCAGCTGCTTATGCTGTCTCGCGCTACGGTATCGTACCCGTGTTAAGGTTCTTGCTAGGTTCACGCTACGCTGATCGTCAGCGTGCCCTCACATTTACCTGGGTAGTACGCCAGTTTGTCACGTACCTAAACCCCGGAATGAGGAGCACCATACAGCGTGCGCTAATGCCGTTCAAGGCAACCAACCTGCCAGCTGGGCATCCCCACCCAGTTGCAGGCGCTCGGAGAAATGCAGCCACCACCACGATGCGGACTGCAATTAGTTCCGTCGGATTTGAGCCATTCGTTGTGGCACCCTCCTGCCGTGAAAACACACTCGACGGCGAACGATTCATCGTTCGCGCGTCTGATGTAATGCCTCGTCACCGCATTGATGAAGCCACGGATCGTCACATATTGATGATGACTGATGCAGATTACCGTGAGGATATGCATTCAGTCTTGTCACGTTTGCGACCTGTTCTGTGCTACACAATGCAGCCGACGTCGGTAAGTGATTTCTTCGAGGAAGGCCACTTCACCCTCACAGGCGACAGTCAACTAAGACACTGCGTCTCTGGGGGTGCTACTGTGACTCATCCGATTTGGGACTACTCACCGGACATCATCGCGACTCCGCTTTATGGGCAGACTGTCTTTGCTACTGTGGCTGATGCTATCCACCACCTGTGCACTGGGCGTAGGACGGCTTACACCGTTCTTTCCTATTGTGACAGGTGGGAGGACACGCCACATCGCAACTTCGTCGCCCTGACGCCCTTCGCGGTGGTGCCAACCCTCATAGCTGATGCTATCGACGTCAAGCCACTGGTCACGCATAACTATGACGTGGGCGGCGGTTTTAACGCCATCATCAACTATCGGGGCAATCCGGTCATCTCCATTGCCAGACATGGAGAGACTGCTAAGGCCGAGCTACCACTCGCAACCTTACAGTCGGTACGAATCGCCCATGAGCAAGCGAAGTCTAAACAACTGTCAGATACAATACGGCGTTCTGGACTCAGCAATCTCGACGGGCCCGTGCTCCATGCCTACTTGAACGCAACCACGGATACTCCAGCTGAGCAATACGATCCTTCGCGAAAACTGCACTTCCAAGTGGTCACCAATGATCCGACTCCGGATGAACTTTTCCAGGAGCCTAAGACATATGCCCGCCAGTATGCGTCTGCCCCACTCGGCTTTGACGCTCTAGCGCCGGTGATCACCACTGAGAATGCCCGCGCTTCCATTGCCGGTCGTATCACTAAACCCGCGAAAATCTCGAATGCGGCTGTGATTACGACGGATTATGCGCTATTCGCTGAAGAGTTCGTGCAGGAGCTGGTTCCCGAGTGTGAAGCCAACACCGGGATCCCGTGGTCGGTCGATGAGGTCAACGAACAACAGACCCGACCGATGCAGCGCGCCCGCGCCCTGCTATGTGACATGGACTATGAGGAACAGTTTGTTGTGAGAGCTTTCACTAAGCGTGAGTTCTACTCCTCACCTACTGACCCTCGCAATATATCAGGAGTGCCAACGACGCACAACCTTCGATTGTCCGGATTCACCTATGCTTTTAAGGGAGCGGTGCTGAAAGCGCAGACATGGTACGTACCCGGGAGGAAACCCGGTGAAATCGCTGAAGCAATGCAGGATTTGGCAAACCAGCACGACGCGCTCGTTGAGACCGATTTTAGCCGCTTTGACGGCTCTATTAATCGGTTCCTCCGCGTGCGGGTTGAGCAGGCCGCCTACCTGCGTTGGGTCGCTCCGGCGCACCGTCAGGAACTCTTGAAGCTGCTCAATGCTGAGTTGGACTCTAAGGCCTACTTGCATGGGTTGCCCTATGAACCTGGCAGTACACGCCTGAGTGGATCGCCACTCACCAGCGACGGAAACACCATGATCAATGCCTTTGTGCAATATTGCATGATGCGTAAATCCGGCTGCGCTCACCGCACTGCCTATGACAACCTGGGCTTGCTGTGCGGTGACGACGCGGTCGTGCCATCCATGACAATACCTGACGAATCACGCATCAGAGTGGCCAAGCGGCTTGGTCTTACCCTCACAATTGAGCGGACTGCCCATCGGAATGGGCCAACGCGTGTGACGTTCCTCTCCAGGGTCTTCAAAGACCCTTGGACGAGCTCCGCCTCCATTCAGGACCCGAAACGCACTCTCGCCAAAATACACCTCACTACGGATGCCGGTGTCCCCTTGAGCCAAGCAGGACTTGCTAAGGCTCGCGGATACCGGGTCACGGATGGCCGGTCGCCAATCGTTGGTGCTTGGGTGAACTGTTACATTCGTAACACTCCCGAGACAGACGTGCCGCGCCCGGCCATTGATATCCCCTACTTCTCTCAGGAGCAATTCCACGAGTCCCCCTGGCCGCAGGCCGATGGGTTCGAGGACATTGTTGCCGAGGAGCTTGGGATCTCCGCAGCTGAATTGTCTGCATACGAGGCGGACCTGAATGCGTATCAGGGTCCAGCGGACGGCATGCCATCACTATCATTGCCCCCACCGGTTGGGAAGGTGGATGCCGTGGTAGGCGATGAGATCCTCCAGGCGGACTCGATCGTTGATAATTCAACAACTAGAAACAGTTCACATGCCTTTGACAATGTCAAACCACTCGAAGCCCTCAGTGCTGTCCACCCCGAGCAACCGCTCGCTTCTGGAGCGACTGGCTCTCCTGGACCTGCAAGCCCAAACGGCGTTGCAGGAACTGGAGAACATACGCCTGGAGCAGCTGCGTCTCGTCACCCAGTTCCACGAACTGGAGGGAAGGGCGGCAAAGCAGGCAAAGCATCTCGACGGAGTGCTGACCCAGCGCCAATCTACTCTGACCAGCGTCCAGGAAAGTCTGGAGCAGGTCGGGGCGGGAATGGTCATCATCGCGGCCGGTTTACCCGAGGCCGCGGAGGTAGCGTCAGCTCGGCGCCTACTGGCAGTGCGGATGTCATTCGACCCCGCTCTCCAGGAGGCCCCGCTCCCGATGGAGACAGATTCTTCGACTGATGAAGTCATTAACCGCCGCTCACGTAGCCCCTCTCCCACTCCCAGCGCGGAGTCTGGCGAGGGCTACGATGAGGTAGATCAAGCAGACGCGTAGGAACCTCGCCAGTCCCTCACTCGTCT